CAATATTGAACAGCAGGGACACCATAGTACTTCTACCCGATTGAATGAAACTACAGAGACACAAACTATACAAGCCAGTTACGAAGTAATGGCTCAATTCAGTTTTGTTGGTAGTCAGTCAGGTGACATGTCTCAGAGTTTCATTCAGCGTATTAATAATAATTGTCTTGTCTTCGAAGAGCTTGGAAGAAACAAACTTGGAGTGATGAGGAAAAGTCAGATCCGTAGAGCCCCGCAGAAACGAGATACTAAGTGGGTAGAGTACCACAATATCGACGTGACATTCTCCTACACAGTCTGTACCACTCAAGTTATAGATTTGATTGAAGCTGTAATTGTTGAGAACCTAACTGAACCTAGTATCTTTAGAGTTCCAGAGGGTCCAATTCCTCCATATTAAGTAACAGAAGGCATTCGTATGCCGCAATATAAATAAAGTCTAATTAAGGATTAACGAATGTCTTTTCAACAAAGTGAGGTAGCCGCATGAGCGAGCTTGACCAGATTATCCAAATCACGTTGACCCGTGAGTCCACCCCGGTGGCAACTGCTTCCTTCCAGATTCCTTTGATTCTTGCAGCCTTCACGAACTTCTCTGAACGCACCCGTACCTATACAGATTTTGATGCTGTAACTGATGATTTCAGTTCTACTGATAAAGTATACACCATTGCTCAGAAACTGTTTGGTCAGTCCACTGTTGGTGCTGTACCCCCAAGTATTGTAGTGGGACGCCGCCAAGTTGATAGTGTAACCTTTACCCCAACCGTGGCTGACAGCACTGCATACACTGTCACTCTTAATGGTGTAGTCTATACCTTCACCTCTGGTGTTGGTGCAACAGCAACTACTATTGTAACTGGTCTTAAGGCAGCTATTGGTTCCCCAACCGGCATCACTGTCACTGGTACAACTACTCTGACCCTTGCCGTGACTGTTGCCGGCACTGCTTGGAGTGTTATTGCTTCTGTTAACCTCGTAGCTGTAAACGCTGCACCAACTGAAACTTGGGCAGACGCACTTACAGCAGCTAGCGATGACAATGATGTTTGGTATGCCTTGGTTACTGAAACCCATACTCCTGCCGATGTACAAGCACTCAGTGCAGCTATCCAAGCACGTCGAAAGATCTTCGGCACTTCTAGTCAAGATACTGTAGTTCCTACAACCGGCACCACAGACATTGCTTATATTCTGGACTCTATCAGTGCCGGACGCACTTATGGTGTTTATCTCCCTACAGCAGACGCTGAATATCCAGAAGCTGTTTGGATGGGCAGTCAACTTGCATACACTCCGGGCTCCAATGACTGGGACTTCAAGCGTGGTGTGGGTGCAACTGTAAGCAAGCTTAATGACACTGCTCGTGTAAATCTTCGTACCAAGAATATGAATATGTACACGACTGTTGGTGGTGTTAATGTCTTCCAAGACGGTAACATGTTTGACGGTACCCCGATTGACCAAGTGATCATTGAGGACTGGCTTTATGCACGACTTCAGGAACAAATTTATTTCCGTCTCGTAAATACCCTCAAAATTCCGATGACAAACGCAGGTTTGGTAATTATCGAAAACGAGATTCGTTCTGTACTCTCTCAGGCCGAGGCGAATGGTGCAATTGATCGTGGTTGGTCTGTAACCGTTCCTGACGTATTAGATATCCCGGTTAACCTCCGTGCATTGCGTACTGCTGGTGTATTCCAGTTCCGCGTACGATTGGCAGGAAGTATCAGAAAAGTAATTATCAATGGGTTCTTAGCAGTTTGATTGACTTCCTCTTGTATACGTGATACACTCTTAGATCATTAACTAAATCTGGAGTTGTATCATGACAAGAGGTAAGAGAACTAAAGTATCCGTTGGGGATGTGTTCAATCGTTGGACTGTTAAGTCAGATCCATATGAGAAATCCTTCCCTAGTGGATCTAAAGCATTGTTTGTGGTGTGTGACTGCCTTTGTGGAACTGTGGACAGAGAAGTTAGGTTGGCTCAGTTGACTTCTACAACTAAACAATCCCGTTCCTGCGGCTGCCTAAAAACAGAGGTTGCCAAACAGAAGAGGGAGCTTCCTGTTGTCGGTGCAGTATTTGGTCGCCTAGAAATCATTGAGGATTTAGGTCAAATCCAAGGTAAGTCAAGAACCTACAATAAAGTTTTAGTTAAGTGTTCCTGCGGAAGTGAGCCTTTCCCTGTTTCATATAATGGCATTAAATCTGGCCACACATCTTCTTGCGGCTGTTTTAATAAAGAAAGAATATCTGAAACTTTCAAGACACACGGTAAAAGCAAATCTAAGATTTATAAAGTTTGGCTCGGTATAAAAGATAGATCGGACAACCCAAACAACTCTCAATTCCATGATTATGGCGGAAGAGGGATTAGAAATCTTTGGGAAAGTTTTGAGCAGTTCTTAGAAGTAATGGAAGATACCTATTTTGAAGGTTGTGAGGTTGACAGGATAGATGTTAACGGCCACTACTCTCCAGAGAATTGCCGATGGACAACAAGGTCTGTAAATACTCACAATAAAAGGAAGAGGAAAGGTTGTACTTCTGACTTTATTGGGGTTCATATCGACCCTAACACAAATAAGTTTGTAGCCTCAATAACAAAAGATGGCGAAGAATTCTTACGAGAATCTTTTATTGACGAGCTTCAGGCTGCTATAGCTTATGACGACGCCTCTGAGATTCTGTACGGTGACCGTCCAAACAAAACATTAAAGGGAGCAATCCCATGATTAAAGGTATATTAAATGTCGGATGCACTGCTCGGGAATTATAGCCCGGAAAGTTTGGTCATTGTCCTAAGTAAAGGTGATTTTCTACATACAATTCAAGGCTATGCTGACGGTACATTCTTAAATGTTTCCCGCATTACACCAGCCTCTGAATTGTATGTGGGATCTGATCTTTCAGCAGGTCGTGTTAAACGCCGTAATAAAGCTTCTACTATCACTATCACCCTACATCAATTCAGTCCTTCAAATGCTGTCTTGCAAGCACTGCAACGTGCTGATGAAGAAGATGACACTGATACTTGGGTGGTTGCAATGACTATCAAAGACACGAGTGGTACTAGCTCTTGGTCAAGCAACCAAACTTTTGTGGCAACTGTTCCAGACTCAGGTCTTTCTAGCACAACAGAAACCCGTGATTGGGTATTGCAAGCGGTTAGTTTGAATGCAAACGTTGGTAGTAACACTCGCTTTGATGCTGCTGAAGTCGCTGCAATGGAAGCTCTTGGTGCTGAAGTACCTGCTCGTTGGCAGTTGTAAGTAATTATACTGAGGGTAATGAACTTACCCTCTTTCCACCAAGGAATATTAAATGACTCAATTAGCTACTTATATTCCAGAGGAAGTTAACGTTCTGATTGGTGGGTTACTTCCAATATCTGGTTTTGTGGATGGAACCTTCTTAGAAGTAAGAAAAGATATCATACCATTTAGTTCAACTAGAACACCAGACGGAACGGTTGCGCGCCTTTATAACAACGATCAAACATATACAATTACACTAACGCTTTACAGTGGTAGTGACTCAAACGATGTATTAACTAAATTCTGGCAGTTAGATGAGATTACCCAACGTGGTAAGTTTCCTCTTATGATACGTGATTCTAGTGGCAGTGATATGTTCTTCTCAACCACTACATGGATTGAGTCTCCTGCCTCGATTGTTAAGAGTAATAACTTTGACAGCAGAACTTGGGTGCTAAGATCCTCACAAGCAGTTATAAACATCGGGGGGAACGGAGATGCGGCTTCTATTCTTGGAAGTTTGGTCAATCTTGCAATCTCAGCAATCCCAACTATTGAAGGTATTATCTAATGGCTAATACTTTTGATGTGAAGACGTATAGCCCTAAAGATGTTGTGCTGATCATAGGTGGATATCAAGTTACAGGTTGGCAGACAATTAGTATTACAAGGTCTGTTAAGGGTTTTACTCCTATAAGGGGTATCCGAGGTAAAAATACTCGTGTACCTAATCGTGACACTTCTGCAACACTCACTTTCCCTATTCTACAGTCCTCACAAAGTAATGATGTATTGTCTTACATTCATGAGCTTGACTTAGAAGAAGGGACCGCAAGGATTGCTCTGACTCTTAAAGATAACTCGGGTCGTTCCGTATTTAACTCCAATGAAGCTTTTATTACTGGCTACCCTTCGGCCACCTTCTCTGGACAGTTTGAATACAGAAACTGGGAAATCTTTTGTCAAACAACTGATACGTTCAAGGTTTATGGTAATTCCAGACCAAGTACGAGTTTGTTTGATGGTGCTTTGAATGAAGCTACTAGTTTTGTTGAAGGCTTGTTTTAATTTGTATTTTCTGAGATAAAATAAATGGCAGCTCCAAAGTTTGAAGTACTTGAACAAACAACTATTACAGTTGACGATATTGAATACCTTGTAACGGCAATGCCTGCAACTAAAGGTTTGATGTTTATTGAAAAGCATCAGGCAGCTATTGATGAAGGTAAGGCTGATCTTAGTCAGATGAAACAAATCATCTGCAACTATGTTTCTAAAGAGAATATGCAAATCACTGAAAAGTCTTTTGATATCTCCTTTGCTCGTCGTTATGCTCACCTCAACAAGCTTTACAAAGAGGTACTGAACTTTAACTTCGAAGAGCTTTTTCAGGCACCCGATTCAGAAGAATAACTGAAAAGTCTGAATCGGGAAGATTGGCTACACAATTAGAAAAAGAAATTGATCGCACATTCTCTCAGCACTGGAGCATCTACAGGATTGCCATGCACGAGAAAGGTGGCCTTGAGTTGGCAGCTGAAATGGAGTGGAAATATTCTACTAGGCAGATGCTGAAACTACTTGAGTTCCTTGATGTGTACGATGCTTTAAATAAGCAAGCAGTAGATAAAGCTAAATCTGATAAAAATAAACCAAAGTGACGGAGCATGATTAGTGCAAATTTCCAAATATTTTGCTTCACTCGGCATTGAAGTCGATAAAGGCTCCGTCAAGAAAGTTGATAATGCTTTAAACCATGTTGAAAATCGACTAAAGCGTCTTGGTACTTTTGCTAATAAACCAATTGTACTAAATATTGGCAGTTTTGATGTTGATCAGCGTAAGTTGAATGTTGCACTAGGAACAGCACTAGACATTGCATCTTCTCGATTAGTGTTTGAAATCAGCAGATTTGCTGTAGATCAGATGCATCTAAATCGTGTAATGACAGCAGCCACCATTCAAGCTTCTCGTGTTGCTGGACAGGCTGCTACAATCAGACCTAATGTACACGCTGGGACTGGTGGAGCACGCCAAGCAATAGCTGCTGGTGCTGTAGCGGGGGGTGTTGGTGGACTTCGCGGTATGCCTAATCTGTTTGGTCCAGCATTAGCACTAGGTCTTGGCGGATATGGGCTTTCCAATCTAAACCAACGCAATCAACAAGTTGTATCTGCACAGCTCCAAACATCCGCTGTCGTT